TATCCTTTTTAAATAAAGTTTTTAAATCTGTTAATTGAATTTTATTTGTATAAATTAAAAATGTAGAAGCTATAATTCCACTAATTCCTATAAAAGCACAAGATGTACAAAACGCGGAAATGGCGGTTCCTAGAGCCTCTAATCCAATTCCTAGAACTTCCATTTTATTATCTCCTAGTATTTCTTTTTTTCCTTTTCTTAATATAATTATAACATTTTAAATTAAAATTATCAATTTATTATACTTTAATCTAGTTTGACAAAACGAAAATTTTATGATATACTATTATTAAAGATAGAAAGGAGAGCTTTTATGACAGAGATAGAAGATAAAAGTATTCTTTATGGAGAAGAAGATGAAGATAATTTAGATGTAGATTTAGATGAATCTGTTGAAGATAAAATTCAAGAAGAAGATATTAAACCTACACGAAAATTAGATTATTCTTTAGAAACTCCAGAAGAACGTAATGAATTAGTCAAAAAGATTATAGATGAAACGCCTCCTGAACAGCTTACTAATAAATATTTAGAAATTTTAACTGATTATATAATTTTTGCAATGGATAAAGAAGAAAGAAAAAAGAAAAAAATATTAACAGATAATAGAATGGTAACTGTAAACAAGAGAGAAACATCTTTTCAAGGTCTCGCGGCAAGACTTGAAAATGGAGAAGATGGTATCTATAATATGATTGCAAATGATAAAAATATTATATTTACTCCAAAAATTTCAATTACTCAAAAAGATATTGATGATATTCCCGCATTAAAACAATTACGTGAAGCTATAGATTTAGTTGAAAAACAATTTAAAGCTGCGACTGGTAAAAAGAAATTTTTACTTAAAAAGCAATTAATTGAAATGCGTCAAGACCAATATGTAATTAAAAATGCATATCGACAACCTATGTATTTTATGAATGCAGTTAAAAGTTTTAATCAGGTTCAATTAGATGAAAATATAACTATTACTGAAAATGGAGAAGTAAAAAGTGATGGAATTATAACATTTTTTGACCCAAAACATATTTCTGCATTACTTTGTAATTATTCTAAATTAAAAGAAGATTCATATGGCAGGTTTTGGAGTGATTCATATTTTTTAATGGAAGATTTAGATAATTTAGTAGATAGAACATTAAAAAATGATTACCCGTTATATTATGATTTACTTATTTATAAAATTGATGGAAAACAAAATATTGAAATTCAAAGTTTATTACAAGAAAAGCATGGAATTAAGCACTCTGTAGAATATATTTCTTCTTTATGGAGAAATAAAATTCCTAAATTAATTTCTGAAAAAGCACAAGAGGAATATTTAGTTTGGTATTATACTACTCAAGAGTATGGAAAATGGAAAAAATGTTCTAGATGCGGACAAGTTAAATTAGCTCATAATAGATTTTTTTCTAAGAATAAAACAAGTAAAGACGGCTATTATAGTATATGCAAGACATGCCGCAACAAAAAGCCAGCTCAAAAGAAATAATATTCCATCTGTAAAAAGTGTGGACAAAATAGAATAAATTTTTATCTTTATTTTTGATATTAAATATCAAAAGAAAGGATAAATTATAAATTATGGGAAAAATAAAAATTAAATGCGATACTTGTGGAAAAGAATTTGAAAAATATGAAAGTAAATTGGGCAAAAATAATTTTTGTTGTAAAGATTGTTATAATATATATCATAGTCGAAATACTAAAGAATATATTTGTGAAATTTGTGGTAAAAAATTTAGCTCTAATCAACCTAAAAATGCAAATAAATTTTGTAGCAGAGAATGTTATAATAAATTTCATAATATAAAAAATAAAATTAGAATATGCCCAGTTTGCGGGAAAAAATTTACAGCCCGTACTAGTGAAGATAAATATTGTTCACAAGAATGTCATTTAAAAAATTTGCATTCTATTTATAAAGGACCTAATCATTGGAATTGGCAAGGTGGAATTTCTAAGGAAAATGATAATCGAGATTCAAATGATTATAAACAATGGAGAAATAATGTTTATAAAAGAGATAATTATAAATGTATAAAATGTGGAAGTAAAAATAAATTAAATGCTCATCATATATTATCTTGGAGTCATTATCCTGAATTAAGATATAATATTGATAATGGAATAACTTTATGTGAACAATGTCATATAAAAATTCATCAATATTATGGGTATGACTCTAGAGAAAGGATGATATAATATGGCAGATAGCACTTGTCAAAAATGCGGAAAGACAATGGATGAAAAAAACTTTTATACATATAAGGATGGTAGAAAAACTGAATTATGTAAAAAGTGCCTTACAATGCATATAGATAATTTTAATCCAGAAACATTTTTATGGGCATTAGAAATGATGGATGTTCCCTATCTTCCAGAAGAATGGAATGTATTAAGAGATAAAGCCTATGCTAAAGACCCATTTGGAATGAATGGAATGTCAGTGTTTGGAAAATATCTTTCTAAAATGAAATTAAAACAATGGAAAGAATATGGTTGGGCAGACACTGAAAGATTGCAAGCTTTAAATGCGGAGAGGCGTGAAGCCGCAGCTGCCGCAACCAAAGAATTTGAAGCTGAAATTAGACAACAATATGAAAATGGAGAAATTTCAGAAGCTAAATATAAAACTTTAATGAGTACAGAAACTCAAAATGAAGAAATGACGTATAAAGCTCCAAGAGACGCAGTTGCTACAGGTGGTTTTTATAATGAACAAAATTTTATTAGTGAGGATGAATTAGTTGACCCTGCAGACGAACTTACTTCAGAAGATAAAATTATGTTAGCTATGAAATGGGGTCGTTTATATAAACCAAGTGAATGGGTAGAACTTGAAAAAAAATATCAAGAAATGATGAAATCTTTTGATATTCAAGATTCTGACACAGAAGGGACTTTATTGGTTATTTGTAAAATTTATTTAAAAATGAATCAAGCAATTGACTGCGGCGACCTAGATGGTTTTCAGAAATTATCTAGAACATATGAATCCTTACGTAAATCCGCAAAATTTACTGCGGTTCAAAATAAAGAACAAAATAATAATTTCTTAGATTCGGTTGGAGAATTGGTAGCTTATTGTGAACGAGAAGGTGGAGCTATTCCTAAATTTATTATAGAAGAACCTCTTGACAAAGTTGATAAAATTATTGAAGATTTAAAAGAATATAATAAAACTTTAATTTATTCTGATACTACTTTATCTGCTCAAATTGAAGATTATTTAAAGCAGCGTAGACAAATGGATGAAGCAAGAGAAGAAAAAAGAAAAAATGGTGGAAAATTAAAAGATGTAACTGACGAGGATTATATAAAACATTTATCAAATATTGAAGAGGATTTAGAACATGATAAGGAGGTCTATGAAGAAGAATGAGTTTGCAAAATTTATTAGACCTATCGCAATCGTATGGTAAAAAAGTAGGATTATCTGAAGAAAGAGTAAGAGAACAACTCCCTAATTTGAGAAATTTAATTTCTTTTTTTAGGGAGTATCCTGATTTATTAATTGATTTTATGATAAGAGACGACCCAAACTGCAAGTTTAAATTTTATTTTTATCAAAGGATTTTTTTACGTTCAGTTATGCGTCATAGATATGTATATGCAACATTTCCTCGTGCTTACTCTAAATCATTTTTATCAATGTTGGTTTTAATGTTAAGATGTATCCTTTATCCTAATAGTGAATTATTTATTACTACAGGTGGTAAAGAACAAGCAGCAAGTATTACAATAGCTAAGATAGAAGAATTATGTAGGCTGATTCCCGCACTTAATAATGAATTAAATCGTGAACGTGGTGTAACTAAAAAATCAAAAGATGATGTAGAATATGTATTTAAAAATGGTTCAAAAATTAATATTCTTGCAGCACGTCAAAGTTCCAGAGGTCAGCGTAGAACTGGAGGATTAATGGAGGAATGTGTTCTTATTGATGGAGATATTCTTAATGAGGTTATTATTCCTACAACTAACGTAGATAGACTTTTACCTTGCGGAATTCGTATTCCAGATGAAGTAGTTAATAAATCTCAAGTTTATATTACTACTGCAGGTTGGAAAGATAGCTTTGCATATAAAAAATTAATTGAATTATTAATTCAATCAGTAATTGAACCTGACCTTGTAATGGTATTAGGAGGAACATATGAAACTCCTGTTATTGAAGGGCTTTTAAATGAAGACTTTGTAGACCAATTAAAATTACAAGGAACATATAATGACTCTTCTTTTGATAGAGAATATCGAAGTATTTGGTCAGGAGATTCAGAAAATGCTTTTTTCTCTTCTGAAGTGTTTGATAAACATAGAGTATTATTACAGCCTGAATATGAATACAGCGGAAGAAGTTCAAAATCTGCTTATTATGTACTTGGGGTCGACGTAGGTCGTTTTAAGTGTACTACTGAGGTAAGTATAATAAAAGTAACACCACAAATTCAAGGCTCTGCATTAAAAACTCTTGTTAATTTATATACTTATGAAGCAGAGGATTTTGAAGAACAGGCTATTAAAATTAAGAAATTATATTATAAATATAAAGCTCGTCAAGTTGCAATTGACGCGAATGGTTTAGGTGCGGGTTTTGTAGATTTTATGACTAAAAGTCAATTAGACCCTGAAACAGGAGATACATTGCCTGCTTTTGGAGTATCGGGCGGAACTTATCCAGAAGCTTTAGAGCAGTATAAAAAGATAAAAGGTCCAGAAGTAGAAGAAGATGCTATGTATTTGATTAAAGCAAATGCTCCGATTAATACAGAAGCTCATACTTATGTTCAAACTCAAATGAGCAGTGGAAAAATTAAGTTTTTAATTGATGAAATGCAAGCAAAAACAAAATTAATGTCTACCAAAGTAGGACAGGCAATGGATTCAGAAAAACGAGCAGAATATTTAAAACCCTTTACTTTAACTACTATTTTAAGAGAGCAATTATTAAATTTAAAAGAAGAGAATGAAGGTGTTAATATTATTTTAAAACAAAGTTCTAAAGGTATTCCTAAAGATAAATTTTCTGCTTTTGAATATGGATTATATTATGTTAAACAAGAAGAAGATAAGAATAAACGAAAAAAGAAAAGAAATATTGCAGATTTTATGTTTATGAATTAGCGTCGGACAAAAGTAGATAAAAGTATAAAAGTTTTTTTTAAAATATATTAGTGAGATCGGAAGAGCACACGTCTGAACTCCAGTCAC